CGTCAGGCGGCCATCAAAAGGTTGACCGAAGAGCAATACCGATCGCTTAAAAAGAGGCCGGCCAAGAAGAAGGTTGATGAGAGTGTCCAACAAATGAGCCTGTTTTGATATGAAGCCGAGAACGAGATTGGAAAAGTTGGTGGCGGGATTGAGCGAAAAGCTTCCCGCCATCACAAAGGCGCAGGAGGAATGGGCCAAGGAACACGTGTTCGACCATGTAGCTTACAAATGTAAGAATGAGTTGTGGTGCTCTGAATGTGGCGAGATATGGGTTAATACGGGTAATAGTAAATTGGGTGACAAGACCGAATGCCCTTATTGCCACCATCAATTAGATGTAAAGGTCAGCAGAAAGCAGAAGAACCATGAGGAGGCGTATATGTCCATCCTGCAAGTGAGAGGCGGGTTTCAGGTGATCCGGCATATACTATGTTGGAAAAACGCCCGTAAGGGAACTTCCCCGGTGTATTATGATTTTACTGAAGTTGTTCAAGAATGGATTCGTGAAGACGGAAAGCGTACGATCATAGCCCGTCCAATAAATATGGGACGTAACGGATTTGCGTATAGTTCCCCTCTTAGTATCAAGGGTGAATATGGAAGTAACCCATATAATTATTACGGTGATTTATATGCGATATTTGGAGAGCTTTATCCAAGGAAAGAATTACTTCCGGAATTGAAAAAACGGGGACTGAATCGACTGTTCCCGGATGTAACCCCGTCTAAGTTGATACGTGACCTTTTGAAAGGAGGTAATGACGCGGAACTATGCCTCAAGACCGGGCAAATATCCATGCTGAAGCACATGTATAGAAACGGCTTTTCCCAGCTTCGTTATAAGCCATCATTCAATATCTGCAACCGTAACCATTATATTATCAAGGATGCGTCCCTTTGGGAAGACTATATGTCTTTATTGGCTTATTTCGGTAAAGACTTGCGTAATGCCCATTATGTATGTCCTAAGAACTTGAAGGTCGCGCACGATAGGCTCTTGGCAAAGAAAGATGCCCGTGAAGCTAAGTTGAGACAGGATAGGGATCGTATGGAAGCTATCCGTAGGCGTGAAAAGCTCATGAAGGATATAGCCGGCTTCTACGAGCGGATGGAAAAGTTTTTCGGGATGAAAATCACGGATGGCAACATAGTCATTTGCCCGTTGGAGAGTATTACCCAGTTTTATCAAGAAGGAAAGGCTATGCATCACTGCGTATATAAACTCGGATATTACAATCGGCCGGATCGCTTGATACTGTCAGCAAAGGACACCGGTGGCAAACGTATCGAGACGATAGAGGTGAATTTGAAGACGCTGAATATCGTCCAATCCCGATCCGTCTGCAATGGGGTAAGCAAGTATCACGACCAGATAGTAAAATTGGTAAAGAAGAATATGAACCTGATTCGTCAGAAAATGATAGCGTAAAAATGCCAAGAATTAGAACTATAGTACCGGAATTTTGGGAAGATGAAAGGTTTTCGAACGTATCTCTTCCGGCTTGTCTGCTTTATATAGGCATGAAAAACTTTGCTGATGATAGCGGTGTCATTTTAGCTAATGAAACTATTATTAAGTCGAAAGTCTTTCCTGCCCGCGAAGATATTCGTAAGCAGCAGGTTTCTGGATGGCTGCAAGAGCTGATTGAAAACTCTATCCTTGTACCTTTTACATTCGAAAACAAAAGCTACTACGTGATGGACTTTTCCAGTGAGCGCATCGACAAACCGCAAAAGTCGAAAATTCCGGCAGAAGTGATAGAAAACGTTCTTTCGGGCAAAAATAGAAGCAATCCGGGAACATTCGAGAATATTCCCGAACAATCGGGAACAATCGAGAATCCTCCTGCTGGAAAGGAGAGTAAAGGAGAGGATTGGAAAGGAGAGGAGGGTTATACGCGCGTAGGCACGCGCAACCCTGACCCTGAACCGGAGAAACCCAAGAATGAAAATTTTGAAAAGTTCAAGCAATGGATTGCTGCGAATGCTCCTAATGTGGCTAAACTGAAAGAGCCGTTTACGGAAGAACAATTCGAACGAATAAAGCGAGATTTCCCGCTTCAGTTAATCCAGGACACTCTTGTCTCGATGCACAACTATCGAGAGTTGCTCAAAAAGTACGTTAGTGCAAACCTTACGTTCCGCAAATGGGCGAAACGTGATTTAGAAAAATATCAAGATGGACAAACAACAAGCAATACAACTGTTGTCACAGATAGACTCAACAACAGGCGTACTTCCTCCGGAACTGATGCCGAAAACAAGAGACGCGAGCGTGAGCATCTTGGGCACCTTGCCGATGCCATATTACAACAGTCTGCGGCCCAAAACAGTAAATGACGTGTTTGATAGCCCAAGTTGCTCTATAGCGGTTATGAACAAAGAATTTGGAGAGACGCATCTTCGTGGATTTATGGTAAAAGTCTTGAATGATTTGATAGATTTTTTCAATGTCGGAAAATCGATCGGAGCGGTGCAAGTCGCACAAACAGTTGATCTGATTATTGATGAATACTATTTCTTTAAGC